AATAATTACTGTATTCTTTAATGATAGCTTCAGAGTCTTCACGTGTGGGTGCGGCAAATATGGCCTCCACAATGTCTTCAAACTTGGCATAGTCTCCGCCTTGTCGACGCATCATGGCAGGATGTTCTCCTGCATCAAAGCGACGGTTGGCTTCTTGCACAGCAGTCAAGTGCATCCAAACATTGTGGCCCATCAGCAAAGCATATGAAAAACTGTCCCATGACGTTTTTCCTTCTTTACCATTTTTATTTAGGTCGCCGGGTGCGTAGATACAAATATCTTTCATCTTGAGCATGTTGCTGAGTGGTGAATCTTCCCAGCGTGGGTAAATGCCATCTGCAATCACACCGTCTGACCATTTGCGTGTGTCTGTGGCATACTTCTTGTCATCTGCTGACGGTGCCATACGATACGACCACTTGGAATCATGTTCAAACACATTTTCAAAGTACACCTGACCATTTGCAGTGGCGAGGAATGGACTGGCACAATCAAAGGAGATAGTAAATGCGGGATTAGCGTATTTTCTAACTGCCCTTTGAATCACGGTGAGTAGCACAGCCCATTCCAACTTTGATGTACCCAAGAAGTGCATCCAGTCGTGTGTGCCTTCTTGTAACAATCCATCATACTTGAGTGCAATTAATCGTTTTAACACCAAATGCACATCGCACATGTTCTGTCCGCCCATGGCCCAACCATCAAAGTGTGTGTCTGGATATTGCACAGGATCACAGTACTGCTTCATGGTTTGATACCATGTTTCTGCTGATGTGTGATTGTCGCCTTGTAGCACGTTCAAGAACCGGGCACCACCATTGGCTTTGCCACGACGATGCTTCATAAAGTATTCATTGTTGTACTTGGTGGCATCTACTGCTTCTTCCAGTGTTTTGATACCACAAGCATCACTGGCTTTTTTGTCGTGTATGACCCAAGTAGGGATATCAAGAATCATGCCGTAGTCGCTGATTGCATCCAGCCACTTCAAAATACTACTGCGTTTCTTTTCTGCTTTGGCACAGCCTGAGTTGGCTTTCCAGTCGCCTTCCCACAGGCCTTTAGCAATCTGGAATCCACCTGAATCGCCCAGCATGAACGTGCCTGGCTCGCGATTGCGAACCATGTCTTCTGACCAGTCTTGTTTGTTCAGGTCCAAGTTGGCATGTCCACCTGAATACAATGACCATTTGTAAGGAAACAATGCTTTTTGGCTGTTGAGCCAATTCATCTGTTCCATGTCCGTAAGACCTGCAGGAAATCTTGCCGGATCCACATACGGCTCGTTGCGTTGCTTGCCCACAAACGTGGCATAGAAACCTGATATGGCTGGTAAAAACACAGCATAATCATTTTGCTTGGCTGTTAAGTTATCTTGCAATTCGACCCCAATTTATTTTAAGCCACACACGTTCCATAACATAATGAACAATAGCCAACACAATGTGAATAATCACTGCATTGCCCAGGCCAGTCCATAAGGCCGTGATCAGCATGGCAATGATTCTATAACTTATTGTTCTTGCAACGGTACGTGTGTGTGTTTCTGTCATTATTTGCTCTGTGCAGGTAAGATATAGTTGTAAACAGCCACGCCTGAATCCACTGTGATCTTGGCAGCACCGTCATCACTAATGCGGATTGTTTTGTCTCCAGTCAAGGCCATGATAGCCATGAACTGTGAGGCTGGCCAGGACCAAGCACGTTTGAGTTGCCCATTTACTCCTGAGTGAAACACAAAGTTACCGGCGTGTGTTGAATGATCACCAAAGAAAAACTTCAAGTCGCCATTTTCAGTCCGGGCCTGGAAGTTGGGCTCTTCAGCATTGGCCTGTGCTTGCATACGCAATCGTTGGATGGCAGCCACGGTGGGTTCAAATTCAATGTGCCATGTGACACCTTTAAATTTAGGTGTTTTGAGTTTGTCAGTCACAATCTCTGCTGCCATAAAACGGTATGTATTGCGGAAGTCTCCCCCGGCATTCTCAAACTCAATACCATCTGGGGCACCAGTGGCTTTTTTGGTCAGTTTGAGTTTGGCATTTTCTTTGTACTCTTGCAAGTTCAACAAAATTTTCAATTTGTTCAAGTTGGGCATGCCAAATGTGCCCATGAAGTCTGGGTGCGGATTTTTGAATTCGCCTTCCAGCACCACTGACAAGTCTTCAGCCACGCCCACAATCGCAGTGCTTTTGTCATCTCCGGTGATTTTGATCAAATCAATGCAGCCAAGATCGTGTGTGTGTTCTACCAAGTCTTTAAGATAATCTCTCATGTATACTCCTATGTTGTATGATTATATAGATTTTTTTACTGATATGCAACTATTTTGGCCAGGCTCTGCCCGCCTCTAAGGGATTCAATTTCGCCAGGTCGGCGTATTTCTATCCAGGCAATATCGCCTTGGCCACGATTCACTGAAAGGATTTCAAACCCAATTTGATTGCAATAGGCTTGGATTTCTCGTCCAGGTGTGTAGCACATAAAACTTTTTTCAGCTAGGGCTACACCATGTGCCCAATCACAGTCGTTGTAGGTGAATATGGCCACTCCGCCAGGTCTGAGTCTGGCAAACATGCTGTCAAGATACTGTCGCACTACCTTCATGGGTTTGTAGTTGAAGTAGTTGTAGGCAAATATCAATCCATACTGGTTGACAGGCAGTTGCCACAGCGCATCAGTATGTTCGTAGTCATTGACCACGTATGGTCTTAGCCGACGTTGATATTCTGGTGTAAATGCTTGCACAGCAGGATTCAACAACTCCTCATGTTGATCCACAAGGTACAATGGATCCAATGGCACCAACTCTTCGATAAAATTTTCACGCCCTGGGCGCATGATCATGCCAGGCAGTCGCCAATCTGTATACTGTAGCAATCGGCCAGTGAGCAATACTCGACTGTCAGGATCAATGCTGAGTCGTCGATTTAGGATGTACTCGTTGGTTTCATAGCACATCTCTTCTTCGTACAGTCGTTGACTGGCTTGATACTGTGCAGGTTCAAGTGCTGAGATTTGTTCACGCACATTGGCTTTGAGATCATCTAGTGCAGATTGTGCATGTTGAAATTCTCGAGCAATGGCGTTGATCTTTTCGGCAAATGCACTTCCGTACTCGTCAATCTGCACCGCATGGTTGGCAACCACATGGCCTATTTCGTGAAACTTTTTAACAGCCGCATGATAGTCAGGAGCAAGTTCATTGCTTTCCAACAAGTTCAAGTATCCAACAAGTTCGCTGAGTTTCATTCAAAAGAAAATAATGATGTAAATGTGTTTTCAGTGTTGGTGGCCGCAGCCAAGTCCCAGTCCAACACGCCCAATAGATTGTCAATCTTTTGATCTACCACAGTGGCTTCCATTTCTGTGTCATCAAAAGGCAAGTCCTTAAACCACTGCGGCAAATGCATCTCATCTGTGGGATAGCCAATCGACGTCCAGCCCAGCGCATTGCTTCTGAGTTTGCACACAATGGTTTTCATGCCATCAACCACCTGCATGCTGTAGTTGTCTGAATTCATTCTTCGCAAGTTGTTCCAGTTCAATGCCGCACGTACATGCCCAGGCATGTTGGCTTTGCCCAGGCGTTCTTCTTCCTTGCCGTACTTGGTCAAGTTGTTCACACGCTTGGGTGAGCCTTTTTCCCAGCCTGGTCGCTCTTTGAATTCATACTTGAACTCACGCACACGTTCAATGATCTCATCACGTTCAGCACCAGACAGTACCTTATTTAGAATTTCCAACAAGAAGTCTTGAATAACCTTGGGTGTGTCTGATCGTTTTAGATCCAAGCCAGTGGCCTTGGTCTTGCCAATTGCACCGTTCACATCCAGTCGTTTGTTTTCAATGTCAATGGCATTAACTGCATAGCGTTTCTTGGTGATGAACAAGCCACGGTCTGCCACTGTTTCACGGCCTGCTTTGATCAATTCTCCCATGTCTCTGGGGCAGTGGAAAGCACGTTCCATAAACGCCGGGAATGAGTCATTGACCTGGTCAGCAATGGAATCGTACAGTTGTATGCAGATTTCCTTTGACCAGGCCATACGACCTTCTGCAACTTCTTGTTTGAGCACAGGCCATGCTGAGAAGTAGCATGAGTCGGTGTCACCGTAAATCACTGCTTTACCTACATGGTCATATTCGCCGGTGATGCACTCATTCAAGTAGGCATCCATGTGTTTGGCAATGCTTCGGCCAGTAAGGGTCGTGCTTTGTCCAATTCGCTTGTCAAAGAATCTACAACCAGGATTGAGAATAGCACCGTACAAACTGTTCAAGTTAATTTTCTTGACCAGTTGTCGCTTGTCCCAAAAAGCAATCTCTTTGGCATCCCGGGCTTCTTTTTTCTTGGCCTGCATGTCTTTACGTTCGGCATACCAGCGTTCCAACAGGCCAGGGATGACGCCTTTCTTTTCGTAAGTGAATATGGTACCGTTGGCACTGAGTATCCAAGGTTGATTTGAGTCAAACAGCATGTACCAAATTTCAGCACCTGAGTGTACAGTCTCTTCACCACTCTGCCAGTCAATGGTGATCTCTGTACCACGTTGCTGTTCCATGACCGCTGTGTATTCTAGACTGGCAAACACACCTTCCCATGCAGCCGCAAATGAATCGCCTTTGGCCATTTTGTCTTTGATGTATCGATCAGTCATTATGGGACGCAATTGGCCTATAATGGTTTCTGGACCCATGTTCAACGCACGAATTGCTGACGGATATAGACTGTTAATGTCAACTGACCCAATCCACTCATGTAATCCTTTTTTAGGATACGCCACATAAGCGCCAGCAGCCTGTGTGTCCTCGTCGGTGAGTCGTTGTTGTCGATTGGGCACTACCATGCCACGTTCGTGGGCTTCATTGATGATGGCTTGTTCTGTCACAGCCACAGCACCCATTGTGGTGGCCAACAACACCGTGTTGGCATGTGCCAGTTCGCTGGCCAGTTCCAAGAAGCGTAATTTCTTGTCCAGTTTGTCCAGCAACAAGGTATCTTGCCGGTTGTATTCAATAAACTTTGGAAAGTCGTTGTTGTACAATTGATCTAGTGTGCCTTCGTATTGTGTCTTGCGCTCACCTAGTTCGTATTCAGCAATGGCATCCAGGCTATAACTATGACGCTCTTCATAAGTGTACTTGCGATACAGTTGCATATAGTCCATATGCACACGACCCACCAAGTCATAGGTTTCGTTTTCGGCACCAAAGCGTTCAAACATACGTTTCTTGGGAAACTGTCCCCACAAACAAAAACGTCGGGTGTCGTCTTTGCTGAGCACTCGGGTGATACGATTCACTGTGTAGGGTATGTCATAGCCTTCTGAGTTCCAACCACTCAAGATGTCTGCATCTTCGATCAGGTCCAAGAACATCTTTACCATTTCTGTTTCAGATTCACACAGCACAGTGTTCTCAAATTCCGCACAGATCTCACGAGCAGTCTCGGGACTCATGTGGCGCGGTGCCACAACAAGAGTGACCAGTTGCTCCAACCAATTCAGATATACCGATATGGCAGTGATGGGATTGAAAGGATCTGTCACCGGCGAGAATCCACGCACTGGATCAAATGCAACTTCAATGTCAAAGAACGCTGTGTTCAGTGTGGGTGCGTCTTGATCTTTGTAGTTTTCTTCAAAGCAACGGAATATGGGATTTATGTCCGATTCGTAGATTTGTCTTCCGCTTTGTGCTCGGACTTCCTTGCGGAACTCTTTGTTGTTGCGTGTGCTAAATCTTGACACAGGTGTGCCATAGATGCTTTGGAACTTGCCCCTAGGATCGTCGTAGTAAAAAACATAATTGGCAGGATACTCTCGATACTGCCTTTTGCCGTCGCGGCGTTCTACCACATGAATACGATCGTGTTCACGATCAAATAGTGCGTCAATATAACTCATTGTTCTCCGTTTGTGGCCGGTAAAGCCTTGCTACATGTTCGTGACGTGAACGACTCGTTGCTGTTGAAAGCAATATTTATAATGTCTTGCCCACCGTTTCAAGAATTGTTTCCAACAGTTCTTGATCTTGTTTGGTCTTGCCGAACTCGGCCTTGTGTGCCACACGAATGGCTTTCTTCAACACAGCCGGTTTGATTTCTAATTCTTCTGCAATGGCTTTGATGGTGTCGGACAAGCCACCTTGTAGTGTGTCAATCTCGTGCATGACCT